CTATATGACGATGAGGTAGACCTCTATGCAGCCGACGCCAAGAACCAGGCGGAAGCGCGCACCCGGACCTACCAACACTCAAAAAAGATTTTCGAGGTTTCTACCCCCTCCTATGAGGACGGCACGATCTGGGTCGACCTGACCACCGAGGCCCAGGAGATCCGCGACTATTATGCGAAATGCCCTTATTGCGGAGAATTGCTCCGGTTCGATTTCTCTCGTATCATTTGGCCCCCTGGAGTCACCGACCCTAAAAAACTTATTGCCGACCATTCCGCCCGTTATCTGTGCGATTGCGGCGAGTCCTGGGACGACTCCGACAAATGGCAGGCGACGCAAGCCGGTGAGTGGCGCAAGCGGGTGCTCTGCAACTGCTGTGACGGTAATGTCGAGTTGCAGGATGGCATCTGCCCGGAATGCCACAGTACAGAGGCCCGTCAGATAGATAACCCCTCGATAGTTGGCTTCCATTTGCCTGCTTTTTTCTCGCAGTTCGTCTCGATCTCGGACGTGGCAGTCGCTTACCTGAAAACGCTCCTTGACCCGACCCCGCAGAACTTGAAGTACTTCTACAACGACTTCCTGGCGCTGCCGGTACCGGAAAACGCGGACGGCGAGACGGCCGACGAAAAGCACCTCTACGAGCGCCGGGAGGATTACGCGCCCAAAGGGGCGCTCTGGTCTGTGCCGATGGCCGCGTGCCTGATTCTGATGTCGGTGGACGTGCAGGATAACCGCCTGGAGTACGAAATTGTGGCATGGGGACCCGGTAAACAGACCTGGGGCATCGAGACCGGCTCGATCATGGGCTCACCCGGCAGGGACGAGGTCTGGAAAACGCTTGACGACATACGGGAAAGGACCTTACTGCACGAGTCGGGCATTCGGCTGCGCGTCACGGCCTGCGGCATCGATACCGGCGGGCACCATACCGATGAGGCCTACAAGTACGTCAAGAAGCGCCAAGCTCAGCGGGTCTACGCACTGAAAGGCGCAAACACGCCGGGCAAGCCGCTTACCAGCAAGCCGACCACCAAGAACAAGCGCAAGGTGAGGCTCTACACAGTCGGGACCGAGACGGCGAAAGACAGTCTGATTGCCTGGCTCCAGGTGGAGGACCCCGGCCCGCGCTTCATGCACTTTCCGAGAACCTACAGCTTGGAATACTTCAGGCAGCTCTGCTCCGAGAAGGGCATCAACCGCAAAGACAAGCGCACCGGCCGCACAGTGCGCGTCTGGGTGAAAAAGAAGGGCTACAACCGCAACGAGGCCATCGACTTGAGGGTCTATAACTTAGCGACTTTTGATATTCTCAACCCAAATCTTGAGAAAATTACAGCGGCAATACTTAGCAGTAGCGCAGATGCCGGCGCGGAAGTAGTACCGCACACAAGGGTTAGGGAAGAATCCTCTGCTCACGCTGAAGAAAGAACTACAACCACTGAAGGGCGTAATCGCCCCAGTTGGTTCAATCGATGATCTACCACATGGTCTGGAGGATAAAATGACACATCGCCCGTCTTTGCCTTATGCCCGTAGCTCCCAACGGCCTAGCTGTAACGTCGAGCAGGCACGTAGTTTTCTCAGTTCGGATGCTCCGCCATCTCGACAGCACATCTACCGACTTTTTAACCGAGGCGACCTGGAAGGCTATTTTATTGGTTCTGGCCGTGGCTTGAGGATCTATATCGACTCAATGGAAAACATGCTCCGGCGCCAAAGCGGAGAGGCACTGTTGGCCGTTGGCACTGAAAGTCTTGACTGAGCAGATAACCAATCGTCTGACATGCCAATAATTATATGACCCGCTAGTAGTGGATGACCAGATTATATATTTTGTAATTCTTGTAACCCTCGTAACCCTCGTAACTGACGGCCCTCATTAAACGTGCCATCATCCTGGCATGATATCCCCATTCGATAGCTTAGATGAAGTCAATAGCCAGCTCACCGCCTGCAAGTCGGCACTGATCGACATTATGCAGGGTAAATCGGTGCGTCTCAATACTGGTGGCACCGAACGGATCTGGACCGGAGAGGATATCGATAAGCTCCAGAGCTATATCGTCTTTCTTTCCAAAGAGCGCGCTAAATTTCAGCGTAAAAACCATTCCGCCGTTGTCATTGGGAGGCCGGCACGATGAAAAGACCGCAATTGCGCATGAACTTCATCGATAAGGCTATTGCACCGTTTTCCCCCGGCACTGCTCTCAGGCGGGCCAAGGAGCGCACCGCACTACAATTTATGGCCGGTTCTGTCTCCCGCACTGCCTCCGGGAACAAGGGCACTCTCGGCAATTGGTTTGTCCGCCGTCTCACGCGCTTCACAGAGGGTTATGAGCGCTTAAGGACAAACGACCGTGCCGAAGATCTCATTGCCAACAATAGCCATGCCACTTCCATTGTCGATTCCAGCACGCTCAATATAGTCGGGGGCGCGGGACTTATTCCACAGTCACGGCCCAACTACAAGGCGCTGGGCATCACCGAGGAACAGGCGCAGGAAATCGCCGACCAGGCGGAATACTGGTTCGGAGTCTGGAGCAAGCAGGCCGACGCCGAAGGGTCCGACCATTTTTCCGATCTGCAATGGGTCAGCGCCCGCTCCATGATCGGCAAGGGCGAATATCTCAACCTGCCGGTGATGCTCGAAACCGGTGTGAACCGGGACTTCAACCTGGCTATCCAGGTGCTCGACTCAAGGCGACTGCGCACCCCTTACAACCTCACCGGAAACCGCGACATCCGCGACGGTATCCGTCTGGGCGACCACTGCGAAAAACTCAGCTATTTTGTAGCCGAACCCGATGACGGCAAACTCACCACCTTTCTTACCAGCCAAAATTTCCAAGAAATCCCTGCATGGCGCGGCCACCGCCCCGGCATCTTCCATGGCTTCATCCGAAAGGATGCCGAACAGGTGCGCGGCATTTCCGTTTTGGCCCCCTGTATGAAACTTTTCAGAGACTACGACGACTACATGGATTTCGAAGTAGTCGGCAACATCCTGGCGGCATCATTCCCGGTCTTCATCACCACTCCGGAGGGAGACGATCCCGATGACCATGTTGGCGAGAGCCTCACTGAGGGGAGCCTGCAAAAGCCGGAACGCTATAAGGAATATTCCCCTGGTCAAGTCATGTATGGCGCTCCCGGGCAGGAGCCGAAAATCCTGCATGGCGAGCGCCCGGGGAATTCCTTTCAGGTGTTTGTCGAGACTTTGCTGCGAGCTGTTGGAGCCGCCGCCGGACTTCCTTATGAGATCGTAGCCAAGGACTTTTCCAAAACCAACTATTCCTCCGCCCGCGCGGCGCTCCTGGAGGCCTATCGTGTCTTTTCGATGTACCAGTTCTGGCTACAGAATCATTTCTGTCAGCCGATCTGGGGGATGGTCTTTGAAGAGGCATGGCTGCGAGGACGTATCAAACTCCCGAAAAATGCTCCCGATTTCTACCAGGCCCGCGCTGCATACTGCAACGCCAAATGGATACCTCCAAAGCGCGGTGCTATTGATCCGGTCAAGGAGGTCGCGGCCGGTAAGGAAGAGATCATCAGCAACATGGGAACACTGTCCGACTGGTACGCGGAACAGGGGGAAGACTGGCAAGAGCAGTTGCGCCAAATCGCGCGCGAGCGGGACATGATGAAGACGCTCGGACTGACCATGTCCGATCTCCCCGGATTCGACCTGAAAAATCTGGCAACCCAGCCGGAGAAATAGGAGCGGCAAATGAGACTTATCGACATAGTAAACGGCCCTTGGGCGATCACCTTGGAGACGCATCAAGAGATTCGGGATATTTACCGGCGTCACCTGAAGGGCGACAAGATCGACGTTAAGGGCCTCGGGATAGAAAAGCGCGATCCCCTCGCATCCGCTTCTTTGCTGGCGGCATCCGATGGGCGACAGGTAGAGAACCGCGGTACCTACACGGTCGTAGACAACGTGGCCATCATCCCGGTCCAGGACGTGATCGCCAAGCGCATGACCTGGTTCATGGAAATCTGCGGCGGGTGCTCTACCCAGATCTTCGCCCGGGATTTCGCCGCAGCGCAAGCCGACCCTTCGATTGTCGGGATCATAGTCTATTTCGACACGCCGGGCGGGACTGTCGACGGTACTGCCGAAGCTGCCGATATCATGGCTCAGTCCAAAGGGAACAAACCATGTGTTGGTTTCACGGACGGGATGATCTGCTCCGCCGGCTACTGGATGGCGGCGGCATGCGACCAGATTTTTATCTCCAGCGACACCAACCCAATCGGCTCTGTCGGCGTAGTGGGCGCGCATGTCGACGTGTCCAAAGGTATGGAAATGACCGGACGCAGAGTCACTGAGATCACTGCCGGCAACTACAAGCGCATCGCTTCCTCTTACGCCCCACTGACACAAGAAGGGCGTGACTACATACAGGAGCAGCTTGACCATATTTACACGGCATTCACCGATTTCATTTGTTCGCAACGCGACCTCAGCGTTGATGATCATAAAGATTGGGCAGACGGCCGCGTTTTCCTGGGCTCGAAGGCGATAGATGCCGGATTGGTGGACGGTGTCTCCACTCTTGACGACCTTATTGCTCAGATCTCTTCCGGGAAGATGCAACCCATGAAACCGATGCAGCAAACCAAACCAAAACGGTCCCGGACCGGTGCTGTCCAGGACAAAACGATTTCCGAGGAGGAAACCATGACCAAGGATGAACTTAAGGCCAAACACCCCGAACTGTACCAGTCGGTACTGGAGGACGGGAAAACCGCCGCAGACGGCGAAATCTCCACCGCAGTCGCCACCGAGAACGGGAGGCTTATTTCCCTGGTAAGCGCCGCCTTCGGTGCGGAACCCGGTGATAAATTCGCCGCCGCCGCCGGCAAGGGGCTCACCGCCGACGACTTCAAAACTCTCGGCATCAGCTTTGCCGGTGCCAGAGCCAGCGCAAGCGACGCCGACCTGGGGAGCCGCAAGGAGATTCTGGCGGCGCTCAAGGATGGTGCCCAGAAGCCGCTGAAGAACGCAGTAGAAGAGGGCGGCGATGACTACATGTCCCTGGTCAAGGCGTACCAGGGCGCCAACAAGGACGCAACTCTTGCCGACGCCATGAAGGCCGTCGCCAAGGACAACCCGGAGGCGCACTCCGCCTACGTCTCTAATGCCAACGAAGGGAGGAGATAAAAATGGCACGTTTCAGTGGTCTAAGACCTTTCAACGCCGGGGCTGATCTGTCCCGCAAGCTTTTGGTGAAGCTTTCCGCCGCTACCGTGGTCGCCAACACCAAAGCCTCAACCGACGACCCTATCGGGGTCACCGAATACAACGTGCTGACCGGCAATCCCGTAGCCGTTCGCTTTCTTTGCAGCGACGAAACGCAGGAGATAACCGCCTCCGGTGCAATCGCCCTCGACGCAGTGGTTTATGCGGACGACGGAGGCAAGGTGCAGGCGCTGCCTGCTGGGGCCGGAACGTATCGGAAGGTCGGGATCGCCTTGGAAGCCGCCTTCGCTGACGGCGACATCATCGAGGTCCTTCCCTACTCCTTTAGCGAGACCACTACGGTCGCCTAACTGAAAATCACCAGGAGGTGAATAGAAAATGCCTACTCCCAAAATCGCCGTAACCTTTCGCCCCGAGCTGGCACAGCTCGCATACATGTACGCCTTGGCTGCCAGCCAGCGCGGTTTTATCGGCCTGGATATAATGCCGATCTTCGAAGTCCCGCTGCAGGCCGCCATCTACCCGGTCATTCCGCCCGAGGCCTTCTTGAAACTCCCGGAAACCGCCCGCGCCGCCCGTTCCGCCTATGGCCGTGGCGACTACGAATTCGACGACGGCAACTATTTCTGCCGTGAAAACGGCTGGGAGGAGCCGATTGACGACAGCGAGCGCAAGCTCTACCAGCGCTTCTTCGATGCCGAAGTGGTTGCTACCGAGCGCGCGGTCGACATCATCTTACGCAAACAGGAGAAGCGGATCGCCGGTAAAGTGCAAGACGCGACCAAGATTCCGACCGGTGCCGTGGGTGTTAAATGGAGCACTTTGGCGACGGCTTCGCCGCGCTCCGATGTCAAGGCCAAGGTCAAGGTTATGCGCGAAAGCGTCGGCCTGGAGCCGACCTGCCTATGCATTTCCTGGCAGACCTTTCAGAACATCCTTCTGTGCGCAGAACTCAAGGATTATTTGAAGTACACCACCCCCTACCTGATCGACACTTTCGAAGGACAGAAAAAAGTGGTCGCGCAGTATCTGGGACTCTCGCAGGTCCAGGTCGGCAATGCCATTTACGACGGAGCTAAGAAAGGGCAGAAGCTTGCTCCGGCTAACATCTGGGACGATGCCAAGGGCACTCTGTGCGTGCTCCCTACCAACGTAAACGACCTGCGTCAGCCTTCCCTGGGTCGCACCTTCCTTTGGACCGACGATACGCCCCAGAACCTGACAACGGAGAGCTACAGGGAAGAGCAAATCCGCAGCGACGTGATCCGCGTGCGGCAGTACACCGACGAGGCCTACGTATGCACCGCCGCAGGCTACGTCCTCACCAACCTGACCTAACCCGAAGACACCGGCGTCTCTCCCCATAGAGAGACGCCGGTAGGAGCTACCGCATGGGTTTCAATGAGCTGATCGCCAAATGCAACCAAAGAATCACCGGCAAGTTCAGTAACGTGACGGTCAACGTGACACTATCTGGAGTTGCAGTTGGAGTTCCTTTCCCTGCGGTATTCGACGAAAGCTCCGAGGTCGTTTCCCCGTGGGAGTCTGAGAAGGTGCTTTTTAAGCCGCTGCTAAGCGTTGAAAGTAAATACCTGAACGGGGTCACCAGCGCCAATGTCTTGGAAATCTCCGGTGTCGAGTACAAATTCGACGGTAAACCGCGACGGGACGGTGCTGGAATGGCGTTGATCCATTTGGCGGTGAAAAAATGAGAGTGGCGGATCAGTTGGACGCCTATATCGCAGCGTGTCTCCGCAAGATTATTGCTGGACAGACAGTTACCTTGTACGGCGGCGAGATCTATACCTTTCAGACCAGCGCAGGGGCACAGGTAGATAAGAACCTTGAGTACACAGAGAATCCTGATGTCACGCCGTCCATTGTCTTTTACACCGGCAAGAACTCGACTCACTTTGATGGGGACCCGGAACCTGAACTCGGCATGGAAAACCATCTACAGGAACTCAGCGTCGAAGGCTTCATCGAATGCGATAAGGCAGGAACCGAGGCCGAATGCCTCAGACAGGATATCGTCTGTGCTCTACGACACGATCCTTGGTGGGGCGGGTTGATCGAGAACCTGGAAAGCATCGAAACCGATATCAGTATCAACATCGGCGAGACGGTTTTCGGCATCGTCAAATTCAGCTCATCGGCGCTATACACCGTGCCTTTCGGCTCGGAGTGATCTTTCTTTATCTTTAAGACCTTGTCCTGTGGGGAGCGGATTTATGCGAAAAACAATCTTCTTTTTCTTCCTGGTCGCCTCCACTGTTGCTCTCGTTGGCTTCGACAAGGCGCAAGGTGCAGAAGATCTGGTCGTCGCCGTAGATAAGTCGACCATGGTCAAGATACTCGCGGCTGCTTTCACCGGCCTTGTTGTCGAGGTCTGGCGCAACCAGCGAGCCCTCTTCAAGATCACAACGGCCATGGGCAAGGAGATGAAGGAGATGAAGGGTTATTGTAAGGGCAGGACCGGCGACTGTGCGTCAGGATCTGCCGAAGCGGATGAGGACTAGCTATGGCAAGGAACTTTTGCATACAGACGGGGCAAATCATTTGAGGCGATTGCTGCCCTTTCGGTCTGCCGTGTGCAGATCTGGATGCTGAAACAGACGGTAAAACGTCTGCATTAACGCCTGAAAAGGAGAAATCTTATGTTGATGAAGTACCTGAAAAGAACTTGGATGTTGATCGCGCTGATATTCGCGGCCATTCTGATCTGCGGTCCGTGCGAAGCCTGGATCGTTAAACACTTGGGTCCCGGTTTCGCGCAGACGGCGCTGATCGTGGACAAGCTGTCCGCCCTCTGCATGATCCTCCTGGCGTTCGATTTCGTCCTCGACTGTCGCAAACAGTGGGGGCTCTTCCCGACTCTGGATCTGGACGCGGCAATAGATACCGCCATCAGGGGCGCAGAGGAAGACGCCGGAACCGGCGAAAGGAAGGCAAATCCCATTGCCTGCGCCCTGGTCTTTCTCGGTGTCATAGCGCTTCTCATGGTCGTTATGCTGCTTGCCGTTCCAAGGGCTGGCGCTGTCACGCTCGACAATGCACGTCCCTACCTGTCAACCCTCTCCCAGTCCATCGACAAGAGCTGGCCGGGGGCACCGCTACGCCAGATAACCGCCGGGCAGATCGAGCAGGAGAGCAGCTGGAAGGAACGCGCTACCCTCAAAACCTCGCGGGAGCTCGGCCGGGGTCTGGTCCAGATGACCATCGCTTACGACAAGGACGGCAAGGAAAGATTCAACATCTACAAGGATGCCGTTCGCAACAGGCAGCTTGCCGCCTGGGACTGGCAACGCGACCCGTACAACGTCCCTTACCAGATGCGCTTTTTGGTGATCCAGGACCGGGCCAATTTCAACATGGTCCGAGCCTACTGCATCAACGACGACGAAGGCTGGAAATGCGCCCTGGTCAGCTACAACGCCGGTTCAGGCCGCTGGCTGTTTCGCTTGAAGAATGCCCGCAGACAGGGACTTCCCGCCGACCGCTGGGACGGAGGGCTCGACAGGGCCTATTCGAAGGGCGAGGCGGCATTGCTCTATGGCCGACCGCTTTACGAGGCAGTCAACGAGTATCCGCGGGTGATCTTCAAGCGGGCGGATAAATACCGGGGGCTTGTGTAATGTTCCTCGGACTCCTGCTCAAATACCGGCGGCAGATTGCCGTGGTCCTTTTCGCCCTGGCGGTGATCGGCATCTGCCTTTACATCCGCGCAGTCTTCGCCGAGCGCGACCAGCTCAAGCTGGATAAAGCCCTCCTGAACGAGCGGCTCAAATCGGCGGCGGCCATGCAGGAACTGACCAACAAGATCTCCGATGCCATCGGTCAGATCCAGATAAGGAGCCAAGTCAATGTCCAGCGCATCCAAACAGAGGCGAAACCTGTTTTTGTCGATTCTCGCCCTTTGCCTTTCATCCCTGGCGGGGTGCTGCAGTCCGTGTATTCGTCCGCTGCTGCCGGTCGCGCTGCACCCAGTGCTGCACCCGGTCGGCATGTACCGCCCGGACAGTCCGCTGGCGGAGTACTGCCTGACGGATAGCGGGCGGCGCGAGACGCTGATCAACCTGGAGCTGTATCGTGCCGCGCTGGAAAGCAGCAGGGCGACGATCCGCCTCTATAACGAAACCATAAAGCCTCCGGCGAAGTCTGAAACGATCCCGGCGGCAGATTGACAAGGAGGCTTTATGCCAAAGATCGAAGTCACAGCCAAGGGGCACTTCGGCTTTCACCCTGCGACAGGTCTGTACTTGAACAAGGGTGAAACCTACACTATCGAGGAAGATCTCTTCTCGGACGCGCTTTTCAAGCGCTCGATTCCGGCGGAGCAGGCCGAAAAAAAGCCGGCGCGTCCCAAGGCAACGGCAAAACTCAAGCCCGCGGTGAAAGCGACTACTGCGGCGAATTCCAAGCCTGCGGCAGCTGCTGCAGATAAAGGAGGTGACAACTAATGGCTATCAGCGGCGCGGAACTCGTATATGCACTGAAAAAAGCAACTGTCTGGAACACGGCGGTAGTGGCCGCTGCCGGCGACGGCTTCAAGGGGCTCCCTATGACCACGGACCCGACCAACGATCTGGTGACTGACGATTCGGTCGGCCAGCTGTTCGCGACAGACGCCACTCCGGGCTTGACGAAACTGGATCCGATGGTTCCGGTTTATGCCCGCTACAACGACAAAGTGGTGCTCTCCATGCTGGCGGCCGTGTTCGGTACGGCTGGAGCCCCGGCGACGCACACTGCGGGCACCCTCTCGAAGGACCATACCCTCAAGATCGCCAAGAACACCGACGGTTTGTTTTTCACCTTGGTCGCGCTTTTGGGAACCGGGTTCGTGGACGAGGTCCCGTCCTGGAAAATCGCCAAACTGGTGGCAACGTTCGAGGTTGGCAAGCCTATCCAGTTCGCCTTCTCCGGCCCCGGCGTCGACCTTGTAGTCGATTCGGAAGTCAATACGGTCAGCACCTTCAACTCGGTGACCATCCTTGAAACGGCCAACCGTGCCTATATGGCGCAGACCGAATTCAGGATGAACGACCAATCGGCGGGCGCACTGGACGGCACGGCAAAAATAGCGCCTTCCAAGGCCGTGCTCACGCTGGAGCGCAAGTTGAGCGGTGTCTACGGGGCCTACGTCGCAGCCGGTGCCGGACACGATCTGATCGACCAGCCGACCAACGACGGCCCTTTTACCGGATCTCTGGAACTGACCTATCCGCGGCTCGCCGATAACAAGGGGCAACTCGACATCAAGAACCTTGCAGCCAAAAAGGCTGAGATCATCTGCACCGGCCCGATCATCGAGGGGGCTATCCCGTGCCTGATCAAGTTCCAGCTCCCGCACCTCAAGCCCAAAAACGACAAGCACAGCCACAAGCAGGGCATCATCGACAACGTCCGCGCCTACGAGGTGCTCGGCGCGATAGCGGCGCCACTCGGCATGACCGGCAATACCGATCCCTGCTGGTGCTTCCTGACCAATAAGATAGCAACCGACCTTATAACCGGCGCTTAGGCGGTTGAAAAACAAAACTAAGGAGTAAAAACATGGCAAAGATCGGCCTTTTTGACGAAGCACCTCGAAAATGGTTCCAGTACGACAAGGACACCGAAGTCCTTCTGCAATATATCGAGAAGCCGCAGGTTAACACCATTCTGATGAAGGGTGCAGAGGTTGCGCCGAAGATGAAGGCGAAGGTCGCCGACATGCAGGATATCTTCCTGGGGAAGGCGGCAGTCTTTGGCTGGCGCAAAATCGGTGACGAAAGTCATCCGGGATTTCTACTGCCTAATGGCGACGAATTCCCGTTCAACCCGAAGAACCTCAACCGGCACATGGTCAAAAGCAAACGCTTCTCCGAGTTCGTTTATCGTATCTGCACCGACGAACTCCAGTACCTTGACCAAGATATGCCGGTGCTTGCCGGGGAAGATCTCGAAGATCTGGAAGATTTGGAAGATCTCCTGGAGAAGCTGAGCGAAGAGGATGAAGCCCCGGGAAACGCATAACCGCGTACCTTCGGGCGCGGGAGGATTACCCGAAGGTAACCTGCGAGGCATGTAGCGAAGCGTTCGAGGTAGACGACATTGAGCCGGACTGCCTCGGGCGCGGCTGCTTCGTAGGTTACGACCGGCTTTTGGAAGAGGATTTCCGGTTATTGGAGATCCGCTTCCTGCTGCTCCACTTGGCTGACCTCGGTCTTGGACAGCAGGTTTCGCAAGAGCTGAAAATTGATCGAGAAGATTTGTACCAGTTGGCGATGATCGAGGCGGAGTGCCGGGCGATGGCCCAACCTAAAGGGGATGCAGATGGCGAATGACGCCAAACTTACCATATCTGCCAGCGTGGATAGGGCGGAGCAGGAAGTAAGGAAGCTGCAGGCAACCGGTCAGCAGGTGACCAGTATCCTGGAACAGTCCTTCGACCGCCTCGGCACGCAATCCACCATTGCGGTCGAGGCCCAGCGCGCCGCCTACGTCTCCGCCTATGAGCAAATTCGGACCTCGGGAATCGCCACCTGGCAGGAAGTCCAAACCGCCCATGCGGCTATGACCGCCAAGATCGCGGCCCTGGATGCTTCGTTGAAGCCGCAGGGGCTGAAGAGTGTTTCCCAACATGTGGAGGACATCGGCGGTGCGGTCGACCGGCTTACTCCCCGGTTTCTCGGTCTGATTGCCACCCTTGGGGCCTTCTACGTCGGCGCCAAGCTTTGGCAAGGATTCGAATACGGGATCCAGAAGGTCGACGAGTTCCAGCAGTCCGTTGTCAAAACATCGGCAATGATCACCTCCCTGCAGGGCGGCAAAGACATCGCCTCCGATTACCAAAAGGCCAAGGAGTACGCGGCCGGTCTCAACGAAGTCCTCATGCAGGTTGACAGTCGCACCACGTTGAATCTTGGCAACCTGCACACGATCACCGAGGAGATGATCAAGCAAGGCGTGGTGCTTGACTACACCAATAAGGACCAGGTCGAGGGCTTCACCCGACTCGCCAATGCGGTGGCGGTTTACAGCAACAACGGACGGGACGAACGTCAGGTGCGGCAAGAAGTATCGGCTTTACTACGCGGGCAGGTGGACCAAAGCAGCCAGCTCTCCTCGATGCTGCAGCGCACCGTGGACGGCCCGCTTAAAAAACAGGTCGACCAATGGCGGCAGTCGGGAACCCTTGTGGAAGAACTAGGGAAAAGGCTGGGCGGTTTCGGCCCGGCGGCCGACGACCTTGCGACCTCCTGGGGTGCGGTAAAGAGTTCGTTTGAGACCTCTTTAAGCCTGGTGGCACAGGCTGGCTTCACCGGGATCGTTAAAGAGATCTCCGAATGGCTGGGCAAGATCAACAATTACCTGAAGGAGCATCGAGAGGAGATCGGGGGCAAGATCAAGCAGGGGTGGGAAGAGGCTAAAGCCCTCATGTCCGGCGCGGCGACTATTGCCAAGGCGATTTATAACAACTTTGAGCCCTTTGCGGCCTTTTTCGTAGCAGGGGCAATGCTTAGCGGCGCTGCCCGGTTGCTGTCGATCTTCAAGGACATCCGCGAGGTCGTGATAGCTATCCGTGGAATAGGTCTGATAACGGCCGGGGCTGGCGTTGCCGGTGGTGCCGCGGGGGCCGCCGGTGCGGGCGCGGTCGGCGGTGGAATCCTTGCCACTATCGGCGGCGGATTGGCCGGCAGCTTGGCGGCTATCGGTGCCGGAGTCGGCGTCGGCTATGCATTGCAACCGGCTGTCCGCTGGGCGGACCGGAAACTGTATCAAAATCTCGGCGTGAACCTGACTGGCGAGGCGATGTCCGACGAGACACAGCAGCGTGGCAGCGAGGCCGATGCACGTTGGAAGTTCTTTCAGTCGGAGAATGCCCGCTCGCCTCAGAATCGAGCTTCCAGCACGGCTAGCATCCCGAAGCTTAATCTTGGAGACACGCCGGAGCAGATCGCCGAAAAGATTAAGTTCGGGGAAAAGGAGCTGGCAGCGTTCAAGGCGAACCAGGAGGGCATGAGTCAAGCGGCAAAAGAGCAAGCCTCAATTCGGCTCGCCGTCCTGAAGAACAACCTCGAAACGGGTCTCATTTCGACCCGTGAGTATTATGAGGCAGAGAAGGCCGCTGCCCTGGACGCCGCCCAGCAGAAGTTTCAAAATGCTGCGGAATATCTCCAGAAGGAAAAAACGCTGCTCAGCTACGTAGCGGGTAAGAAGGGCGTGGACTCGCCCGAATATCAGGAGGAGCTTGCCAAGCACAACAAGGGCGTTTCCGAGATGAAAAGCGCCCAGCTCGAATATGCAAAGGTCTACCTGGACAGTGAAGAGAAGATGCGCCAGGCGCTCCGGGCGCGTGAGGATGAGTATGCAAAGCTGACGGAACAATCTCTCCAGGATTCGGGCGAATACGCCGCCGCGGAGTCGCTGAGACAGGACATGTACAGAAAGTCTAAAGCCTACCTGCAACTGGAGGCCGATGCCCTGGATGGCAACGCCAAGGCCTGGCAGGCGATGATGTCCTTGGAGCAAAAGGAAGCATCCGATTCCTTGGCAGCCCAGCAGAAAAAAATCAGCGTTGCGCGGCAGTACCAGTCCGAGATCGACAAGATGCGCGATGAGGTCGACAGGTTAAACGGGAAAGACCAGGAAGTGATAAGGACAGAGGAGAAGCTCAGAGACGGTGTTTTGAAGCTGGCTAACATGCAAGATGATCTGCGGATAGCTTGGGCAAAAGCTGACAAGGACGCTATCTCGGGGCTTTCGCAAAAGATCCAACTCCAAGATCTCCTTAACCAGCGCGTTCAGCAAGAAATCGACTTGCAGAGACGTAAGGGTGAGTTGAACGGGACAATCGTCGGTTACAACGGCAAGACCCCTATTTATGCGGACCAATACGCCAAAGAACAAGCTGCAAGCGGTTATGTGCCTAACTCACAACTTGTGGTGACGGGTTCAGGGTCATCTAGCAGCGCTGGTCTGAATTCGCCCTTCGTGCCGTTGAATTCTCCAATCAATGGCTGGGATGGCCCGAGCTTTGATGTCGGTACGCCATTCGTCCCTCGTACCATGATTGCCAAGATCCACTATGGCGAGCGCATTCTGACGGCCAAAGAGAACGCCTCCGGGAATTTCGGTAGCACCTCATTTACCTTTGGCGACGTGCATTTAAATCTCCCCAATGTCACTAACCAGAGCACCGGGGCCGATCTCGCCCGGGAAGCACTGCCCGAGCTTATGCGGCTCATGCAAAGATCGAGAAAGGCCGCCTAGCGGCATAACAAGGAGGTTTATCATGTGGACCATCGACACCAGTTGCAGCCGCTGCAGCAAAAAAGATTCATTTGTTAGGGGTTTAATCGAGCGGCAAGCCTGCGAGGACCGTAAAAAACTTATCGGCGTGATATCTCCGCTTACACATGAATTGAATACTGCCGAACCTTTCGTATCCGGCCCCGGCGACGGCATCATCATTATCGCCTGCAACGATTTCTCCGTAGGGGAATAAATGCCACCCGTGAACCTCTTCACGACCTATGGCGACTACGCCGACAACTACTGCGAGGATTGGGCACCGGTCGGCACCCCGGCGCTGTTCGCATTGGGCGGTTCTTCGTTCGCCCCGTCCCGACTCCCCGGCTACCCGACCTACGTCATGTCTTGGGAGCAGGCAGCCGAGCAAAGCGCCGGAGCCGATACGATAGCTTACGCGCCCTACGTCCAGGAGCTGCTAATTCAACTCGCCTGGTCTAGCATGTCCGGTGCCGATAAGGCAGCCCTGGAGCTGTTTTACAAGACGGTTGCCGTCGGCATGTCCACACCCTTCGTTTATACCAACCTCATGGTTACCGGCCCCTCGCTTCCGGTGCGCTTCGCCGACTTCGCGCTGCCGTCTATGCCGGAGGTCGCCTACGACCGTTACAGCGCAGCGCTTACCCTGCGGGTCGACATCAACTACCCGACGATGGAAACCTCCGGCACCCCGGCCGCCATCACCGGTAATCGCTTCGTGCTCGGAGCCGTGGCTATGTCCTTCCCGGTGGCGGTCCGCCCAGCTAGCGGCTACGGTATCGCCAAGCCTCAGACCCTGGAGCGCAACACCGCCGGCGCGCCCGTCATCTACGTCAAAAGCCATTTAACCTTGCAGCAGCACCGACTCGCCATGGTGCTCGACTACGACGGCTTCATCAAGCTGCAGTCCTTCTTCTTCACTTTCGCGCATGGGCGCCGCTACAAGTTCACCTGGTACGATCAGGCCGAAACCGCTCGCGTCGTCCGGCTGGGCGACAGCAGGATAACCATCAAGCAGCTCGGCTATAACCGCTACGCCGTCGAGCTTAATCTGGTGGAGGAAATATGAAAACGTTCCCCACCGCATTCGCCGCGCAAAAGAATCTGCCCACCGGCGCTGCCCCCATCTGGATCTTCAAATTTACGGCAGGCGGAGTCGATTATTATGTGAACGACAACGCCGTTCCGGTCGCTCCCTGGGGAATAACAACGGTCAAATGGATGCAGAGCTGGGGCGAAATCAAAGAAGGGATCGGCGGCACCCTGGACGAATTCAGGATTGCCGATTGCAGCCTGGATCTCCTCACCGACCCGGACGCCTCGCCCAACATGGAGAGCCTCGTCACCACCTACGCCATCGAGGCGTCGGCGGTCGCCCGATACCTCTGGTTCTACGGCTGCCCGGACGTGCCGCAAGAGATGTTCCGCGGCTACGTGAGAGACATCAACATCCCCAGCGAGACCCAGGTGCAGCTCTCCCTCCAGGATGAATCGCTGCGCCTGGAACGCGCCATGATTGGCACCAAGGTCACGCTGCAGGCGTATCCCTCCGCCGATCCCGACGACGTGGGAAAGGTGATCCCAATCGTCTTCGGCACCGTCCATAAATTGTTGGCGCTGGCAATCAATGCCGGGGTGCAGACAAGCCTCCCTAATGCCGTAAATGCTCTCTCCGGCAGCATTGTAGTCTCCGATGTCACGGGCCTTTCTATTGGGAAGCGGATTCAGGTAGACGATGAGCGGATGGATATCACCGGCATAGCCGGCAGCACTCTCACTGTGACCCGCGGCGTAGACGGAACGATCTCAAGCGCTCACCAAAGAGGCGCGCTCATTTGGGAGCAAAAAACCGAATTCATCTACGCCGCCTGCGACATCCCGGTCGCATCGATCCCTAAAGTATATTGCGTAGTCGGGCAGGTGAAGCTCGACATCAGCATGGTCTGCACCGTGTGGCCGGCAGGAAACCACCCCAATTATCCGGGCAAGGCAGTCATTTCAGTGCCGGGATTCATCACGATTCAGCAGGCTATCAACCTGGCGATCGCCGATGGAATCTCAGTGACCAACGGCACGCTGGATGCGGTGCTTGCAGGCAATGTGACTAAAATAGGAAGTGCGGTATTAGCCGGAGCCCCGGCGCTGACGGGCAATGTGGCTCTTTCAGGTTTCGTGGCTCTGACGGGAGGGATCAACGACCCGGGGCACACGCACTTAACAGGACAATCGTCTTCGGAGAATACTACAACTGGACTTCCCACAGCGTACGATTCTTATGGGCCATCTGCGCTATCGTTTCCCTCTGGCTTTTATGGATATCCGTACCCTGGCTACCCTTGTTCTGGGCTAAACATTGCTTTTCCAGCAGATGGAGCACGTTCCAGTGCCTCATATAGCATCACCCTAAATTTCAACATTACATACAATGGTTTCTCACTGCATATTTACACTGCTGATGGAGTTCTGCAGTACAGCAATACCCTTAACATTGTATCGGGCTCTCCATTTACATGCTCATTCAGTACTGGTAGCAATGCTAGCAACAATATTTATGTGCTGTCTAGCACTTATGGCGCCGGACAATTCCAAGTAACTGCGGCCAGCCGTACCATCCAATTAACCTCACTGGTATCGAGTGCAAATTCCGCATCAGTCAGCAATGGCTCGCTGGCTGCATCAAATAATACCCTGGCCGCAAGCAACACCCTCGGTGTATCGAATAATACCCTCGGGGTAGCAGATGGGATCGGGATCTCAAATACCCTTGATCCTAATATAACCGGAAATGTTCTGAAGACCGGCACGGTGTCCCTCACCGGCAACTCCGTAGCCAACACCATGGTCGGCGATCAGATCCTTTGCGATGTGGTCGCACTGGCAACCAGTATCTACGATGTCTACAGCTGGATACTTACCGCCGCGGGCTACCCCGGCACCTTCCAACAGGTCGGCGCGTGGCCAGCCTATTACACCTACAACGGCGCCATCACCGAATACAAGTCGGCGCTTTACTGGCTAAACGATCTCGCCTTCCAGTCCCGCGCCTGGTTCAAGCCCAGCCGCGGCACGGCCCAACTGATCTACCGCCCCAACGTCCTCACCTCGGTTAAGACCCTTGCCAGTTGTCGGATCAGCGGCGGCAAGCGCGTGCACAGCCGCAAGAAGACCAGTTACGATGAGGTCCTGAATACCGTCAGCGTCCTCTACAACCGGGACTGGTCTCAGACCAAAGATGCCACCGCCTATCAATCAGTGTCCACCGGCAGCGACGCCGCCTCCATCGCCAACTACGGCCCCCGCGAGCGCCCCGAACTATTCCAATTCGACTTCGTCACCGACCCGGCCATGGCCGCCGACCTCCGAGACTTTTATCTTGCGTGGTACGCCGTCCGCCACTGGCTGCACGAGTTCGAGACCTTCCTCTACGACTGCGAGCTGGAGTTCGGAGATGCGGTGGTTCTCGGCTTTGCCGGCAACGCAATAGGCCAGATCCTGGAGACGAAAGACGCCCCAGGCAACAGCACAAAATCAGACACCATCGGCATGGTGGTAGTCGTTTAAGGAGTAATTATGCCCACTGTATTGGTCTTATGGCGAGACCTAACGCGCAAACTGTCCCCCGTTGAAGTCGACACCAATTTTCTCAACCTCAGGACAACGGCTGATGGAGTCGCCGCCACAGCAGCAGCGGCCGTTATCACGGCAAATACAGCGCAGACCACGGCCAACGCAGCTGCCGCCGCGGTTGCCACCAAGGCTAATCTTGCAGGTAGCCCTACCCAGCCGTTTGCAGCAGCGGCAGTGACTGCGAGCAGTGGCGTATTTACTAGCACATCATCCGGTACAGCCTTGGTAATTTCAACTTTAGCCGGAGGTGGCCAAGGCTTGAATATTGGGATGGATACCTCGGCACTATGTGCATATTTACAGTTAAACACATCCGGTACATATGGGTATGAATTTCGAAATCCTAGCGGATCGATTGATTTAAAAATTGACGCATCCGGTAACTGGCTCCCAGGTGGTAATGGAACACAGACGCTGGGATCTACATCCCTCCGTATTGGCCAGGTCTGGTGTACGGCTGGTGCGTTCAACAGTTCCGACGCGAGGTTGAAAACCGCAGTCCGGCCATTAAATAATGCCGAGATTAAAGCAGCACAGGAGATGGCTGCGAAGGTGGGATTGTACCAGTGGTTGGCTGCTGTTGACCTCAAAGGGCCTGATGGTGCCAGATTACATTCGGGTCTAACTGTCCAAGACGCGATTGAGATTCTCACGAATAACGGACTTGACTGGCATTCTTATGCCTTTATCGGTTATGACAAGTGGGAGGACACCGTCGTTGCCCATCCCGCCATTGAAGCGGTTGCAGCACAACCTGCCCAACTCGCTGAATATGTAACTGAGATTAAGTCGGAATATGTCATTGTAGACGGCGAGGAAACTGAGATCCGTCAGCAGCACCTCGTGTGCATCAAGGAAGCCGTAGCAGCTACTGAAGCTATTGATGCGAGGGAAGCTTGGGATGAAATCACACTAAAAGCTGGTGAAGCGTACTCATTTCGGTATGACGAGCTTAACCAATTTATTCATGCCGGTAAGCAAGCTGATAATGCCGAACTTAGAGCTGATAATGCCGAACTTAGAGCTGATAATGCCGAACTTAGAGCGCGTTTGGATGCACTCGAGCGCACGCTACAGCTTGAATAA